GGGCATCAAGCAGGTCGCGATTTCCGACGCGACGGGCATGAGCAAGGCCGCTGTGAGCCAGACGCTCAACGGACAGCGCACGCTTACCGCAGAGGAATATCTCGCGATCTGCGACTTCCTCGAAGTTCCCTACTCGAAGTTCGCGCACGCACGCGAGGAAGAAGAGGGGAGCAAGGAATGAGGGTCACGATGACCGTGGCCGAGTACGCGGAGTACACGCGGCACTCGCCCTACACGGTGCGCAAGTGGTGCCGTGAGGGGAAGCTCGAAGGGGCTTTCAAGCCGAGGGCGGGAATCAAGCCGCATTGGTGCATCCGCGTCGAGCTGCCAGAAAAGGAAGACCCGCCGCGTTGACCGGACGCGACGGGCCAAGTAACCGACGAACACGATTACAAGAGGAGATTTTAACATGTTCGACAGCTTTTTCACAGACACGCCCGAGCACTTGAAATGCTCGGTCGCCGAGGGCATCGCGCTCATCGTGTGCGGCGTGCTTGCGTTCCCCGCGCTGTGGCTGGTGTGGGCGGTGCTGTCATGAGCGCCGAGAAGACCATCCGAAAACTCAAGAGCGAAGTGCTGAGACTGCGCCTTGAGAACGCGCATCTGAAAAACGAAGTGCGCAGGAGCTACCACGAGATTCACGGATTGCGTGCGCAGCTCGATTTCAACAGGTTCATGAAGGAGGTCGAAAGCGATGACGAAAGACGATAGGCCGGAGTTCACGTTTGAAGGCACCCCCGCCGAGGACATGGAAGTGTGGGCGAACAAGACCGTGCCGCAAGCGACCAGGCTGTTCATCATGTCCAAGGCAATCGACGCCACGGATATGGGCGATTTCAAAGAGGCACGCTACTACGTCACGGGATTCCAGGTGGCCGTTGCGCTCGTGCTGGGCATGACGGCGAACCAGAAGGCCGAGAACGAGACCGGAGTGCTCAACGCGATGCTCAAGGGCTACGAGATGGCCGACGAGATCGAAGCGAAGTTGGAGGAAGAGTGATGGAGATCACGAGAGAAGAGTTCGAGAGGGTCGTGGCGAACCTCGTCGATGTGAAGCAGCGCATCGTCGCGCTGAAAGCCATGCAGGAGAGCCTTGAGGCTCAGGTCATCGACTATCTGGGCGAGGGCGTGAAGCAGGAGCTTGCCAACGGCACCAAGGTGAGCGTGAGCAAGAGCGTCGAATCGACGCGTTTCGACGCGAAGAGCTACCTCAAAGACCATCCGGGGTGCGAGAGCGGCTACATGGTACCCACCAAGCGCAAGGCGTCCGTGCGCGTGACGCTTCCCACGGACGATGGAGAGGAGTGGTAGGTGATGCTTCCCATTGAACGCGGAAAGAAGAGCGCAGGAGCGCTTAAGGCCGTGTGCTACGGCCCGGAAGGAGTCGGCAAGACGAAGTTCGCATCGCAATGGCCCAATCCCGTGTTTCTCGACCTAGAGAACGGGTCGCTGCGCTACGACGTGGCGCGCATGCCGAAGCCAAGGAACTTCAAGATGCTGCTCGACGAGCTTGGAGATGTGGCGAGCAACCCCAATGAGGTCGGAACCATCATCATCGACACCGCAGACGCCGCAGAGCTGCTCTACAACGCGGCGATCGTCGAGGAACATAAAGACATCAAAGCACCCGAGGATATTCCCTACGGACGTGGGTACGTCGCGCAGGCGAACAAGATGCAAGAGCTGCTCGCGGCGCTCGACAAGTGCGTAGATGCAGGAGTCAACGCGCTCGTGCTGGCACATGCGCAGATAAAGAAGTTCGAGCAGCCCGACGAGCTGGGAGCCTACGACCGCTACGAGCTGAAACTGTCGAAGAAGTGTGCTCCGCTGCTCAAGGAATGGTGTGACCTGCTGCTGTTCGCCAACTTCAAGACCGACGTGATGAAAGACGACGCTGGCAAGACCAAGGCCACGGGCGGCACGAAACGCGTGATGTACACGCAGCACACCGCAGCCTACGACGCCAAGAACCGTCTCGACCTGAAACCGAAGCTGCCGTTCGAGTTCGCGTCGATTGCGGAACACGTGGCTGGCGGCACAGCCGACGGCGACATCGTCGAAGAGCCGGTCATCGCGCAGCCGGACGAACTAGAACCTAGCTCGAACCAAGACGAACCTCAGAGCGAAACCGATGCGCCCGAACCCGAGCCTGAGAGCAACGTGCCCGATCTGCTCGCGGGAGCCGTCATCGAGGACGTGACGCCCGAGAACGTGCGAAAGCTGCACAGGCTGATGGAGCGCGACGGCATCAACGAGGCGACGCTGGCCGCAGCCGTGGCCGCACGCCCCAAGACCAGGTACACGGAAAACGACCGTATCCGAGACTACAGCGAGAAGTTCATCGACTCGCTGGTGACCCATTGGGATTCGGTGGCGGCATCCGCTAAGGAGCTTGCGCCCTATGCGCAGGACGACATCCCCTTCTAGGGGACTTGAGGATTCATTTGCAATTCAATTTTGAGTAAGGAGATTTGATTATGACTGGCAAGGCATTCGGTTGGAACGACACCATCAAGAACGACGGCAACGACTTCAAGCTGCTCGAAGACGGCACCTACCCGTTCGAGATCACGAAGCTGGAAAAGGAGTACTTCAACGGCAACAAGAACGTGCCGCCCTGCCCCCGAGCCAAGCTGACGCTGAAGGTCGGCACGGGAGCGAACTCCACCATAGTCACCGATTCGATTCTGCTCTACGACGGGGCCGAGTGGCGAATCGCGCAGTTCTTCCGCTCAATCGGTGCCAAGAAGCACGGTCAGGAGTTCGAGATGAACTGGGACGACGATTACATCGTCGGCAAGGTCGGCACGCTCGAACTCGGCACCCGTGAGTACGAGTACAACGGCGAGACCCGCAAGACGAACACCGTGAAGCGCTACAACGACGTGTCCGAGGTCGAGACCGAGGATGAGGAATGGTAACGCTGAGACCGTACCAGCTCGAATGCGTCGACGCCGTGGAGGGCGAGTGGGCGCAGGGCAACCTGCGCACCACCGCTGTGCTCGCGACCGGCACGGGCAAGACCACCATCGCGGGAGAGCTTGCCCGTCGCAAGCTGAGAGACGGGGTGCTCATGCTCGCGCACCGCGACGAGCTTATCCGTCAGGCCGCGAGACGGCTGTCCGACATGTGCGGCGTCACCGCAGAGATAGAGAAGGCCGACGAGCATTACCGTGGCGTGTCCGATCTGTGCATCGGAAGCGTGCAGACGCTTTGCAACGAGAGCAGGCTGTCCGCTTTCCCCGCGCACCGATTCGGCACGGTCATCGTCGACGAGGCGCACCATTCGGTATCCGAGAGCTACAAGAAGGTGCTGGCCGCGTTCCCGTACGCGAGAGTGCTGGGCATCACCGCGACCGCCGACCGAAGCGACAAGCGCGGTCTTGCCGAGGTCTACGACTCGATCGCGTACGAGTACGGCATCGAGCGTGCCGTCCACGACGGCTACCTCTGCCCGATTCGGGCGAAGCTGGTGCCGCTGACAATGGACATCACGGGCGTCAAGGTGAGCCACGGGGACTATCAGGCCGGGGAGCTTGGAGACGCGCTGGAACCGTACCTGAAAAGCGTCGCTGCTGTCATGGCGAAGGAGTGCGCGAGGCGAAAGACCGTCGTGTTCCTGCCGCTGGTCAAGACCGCCGAGAAGATGGCCGAAGTGCTCAACGAGGTCGGCTTGAGGGCTGTGTCGAGTTCGGGATACGAGTCCATGGAGACGCGGCGCGAGAAGCAACGCGCGTTCGAGGATGGCGAGTACGACGTGCTCACCAACTCCATGCTCTACACAGAAGGCTGGGACTGCCCCGCCGTCGACTGCATCGTGGTGCTGAGGCCCACGAAATCGAGGAGCCTTTACACGCAGATGGTAGGCCGTGGGCTGCGACTCGCCGAGGGCAAAGACCACCTGCTGCTGCTCGACTTTCTGTGGCAGACGGAGAAGCACGACCTGTGCCGCCCCGCCACGCTGCTTGGAGCGGAGCCCGCGATCGTCTCAAAGATGAACGAGGGCATCGAGCGCCGTGGCTACGCTGGCGAGGACATCGACCTCATGGAGCTGGAAGAGGAAGCGGAGAGCGAAGTCCAGGCAGACAGGGAGGCGTCGCTCGCCAAGAAGCTCGAAGAGCAGCGCCATCGCAAGAAGAAGCTGGTCGACCCGTTGCAGTACGCCATGAGCATCATGAACCTCGACTTGGCAGACTTCCAGCCTTTGTTCGCATGGGAGAAGGCCGAGCCTACCGCGAAGCAGAAGGAGACGCTTGAGAAGTTCCAGATAGACCCGACCGAGATCGAGACGAAGGGACAGGCGTCCGCGCTGCTCGACGCGCTCATGACGCGCATCGACGCGGGGCTTTCCACGCCGAAGCAGATTCGCTTCCTCGAAGGGCGTGGGTATCGCCACGTCGGCACGTGGACTAAGGAACAGGCGAGCTACGCGATCGGGCGCATAAGCGCGAACAAGTGGAAGGTGCCGTGGGACATGCGCCCCGGCGACTTTGAGATGACGGACGCGTTCAAATCGAGGGGCGCGAGGAAGGTGGCATAAGAGATGGCCCAAGGTTACGACATACTTGAGGCGATGGGTGCCATCGACCCCGCATCGTGCTCATACGAGGAGTGGCTGGCCGTGGGTCAGGCGCTCCACCACGAGGGCTATTCCGCCGATGACTGGCGTGAATGGAGCAGGAGGGACGCCGCGCGTTACAACGAGCGGGACTTCGAGACCAAGTGGAGAGGCTTCGGTTTCGAGAGCGGTGCGCCGGTCACGGGAGGAACCATCGTCAAGATGGCGTTCGACCGTGGCTGGGCACCCGCCCCCCGGGGTCACGCCCTCGACTGGAACGACACCATATACGCCGACGAGAAACCCATCGTCGACACCGCCTACATCGACGGCGAGAAGCTGGAACCCGTGTACGCGAAGGGCCACGGCAGAGACGAGCTGATCGCCTACATCGACGCGCTTTTCGAGCCGGACGAGTTCGTGGCTTACGTCACCAACTACGTCGAGGAGGAGAAGGACGGGTATACAAAGTGTGTACCCGCAGACCGCGGAGTGTACACGCGCACGGCGAAGGACATCCGAGACGCGCTGAAAGGCGGCATCGAGAGCGGCATCGGCACGACGCACGACGAGAGCGGCGCGTGGATACGGTTCAACCCCATGGACGGGCACGGCGTGGGCAACGCCAACGTCACGGCGTACCGGCACTGCCTCATCGAGTCCGATGTCACCGAACCCGAGACCGTCAAGGCCGTGGTCGAGCAGCTCAACCTGCCCGTGAGCGTGATGGTTCACTCGGGCGGGAAGTCCATGCACGTCATCGTCAAGGTGGACGCGAAGGACTCCGACGAGTACCGCCAGCGCGTCGAGCGCATATACGGCGTGTGCGAGAAGAACGGCATCGTTGTCGACAAGGCGAACAAGAACCCGTCGAGGCTGAGCCGCATGCCGGGCGTCACGAGGCGCGGCGAGAGGCAGTACATCGCATCGCTCAAGTGCGGCGCGGACGACTACGACGAGTGGGAGGAATGGTACGCCGCCGAGACCGACGAGCTGCCAGACCCCGTTTCGATGTCGACGCTGTTTGAGGACGGTCGCCCCGAGATGGCCGAGGAGATAATCGCGGGAGTGCTCAGGTGCGGGCACAAGATGCTCGTGAGCGGGCCGTCGAAAGCGGGAAAGAGCTTCATACTCATCGCGCTTTGCATCGCGCTGTCGGAGGGGCTGAGCTGGCTCGGCTTCAAATGCCGTCAGAGCAAGGTGCTCTACGTCAACTTGGAGCTGGACGAGCGGAGCTGCATGAACCGCTTCGCCGACGTGTACGAGGCACTTGGCATCGAGCCGTCGCACACGTGCGACCTGGACGTGTGGAACCTGCGAGGACGCGCGGAAGCGCTCAACAAGCTGGTGCCGAAGATGATAAGGCGCGGCAAGAAGCGCGGGTACGACGCCATCGTGATCGACCCCATCTACAAGGTCATGACGGGCGACGAGAACAGCGCATCGGACATGGCCGCGTTCGCCAACTGCTTCGACATGCTGGCCTTGGAAGTCGGGTGCTCGGTCATCTACTGCCATCACCACTCCAAGGGCTATCAGGAGGGCAAGCGCAGCATCGACCGAGCGTCGGGAAGCGGCGTTTTCGCCCGAGACCCGGACGCGATCCTCGATATGGTCGAGCTTTTCGCCGAGGAGAGCGACATCGACAGGCGAATCAACGCGAGATTGTGCGCGAAGGTCGCCAAGCACATGAGAGAGCAGGGTCTTTCGGGCGAATACGCGTCGTCCGTGAGCGCCGCGAGACGCGCCATAGCCGATTTCGCGCTCGAAGGTGCCATCCAAGTGCTCGATGACGCGAAAAATGGCTCAGGCGGCGATTTGAAGGCCGATTTCGAGGCTTCCAAAGCCGTGCGCCCGACCGCGTGGCGCATCGAGGGCACGCTGCGCGAGTTCGCTGGCTTCAAACCCATCAACTTGTGGTTCGACTGGCCGCTGCACGTCGCGGATTCGGCGCTTTCGGACGCTCCCGAGATGGGCGAGGTCAAGTCGACCGCCACAGGCGGCAAAAGAACGTCGGGAGAGGGCAATCCGAGGAAGAAGAGCCGCCACGAGAAGATCAACGAACTCATTTCCGAGGCTGTCGAGGCGTGTGCGGACGATGGCGTGAAGCCCACGAGGAAAGAGGTGCGCGCGCGCATCGGAAAACTCGATGGGAAGGCCGTTTCCGCGGCGCAGGTGACGAAGTGGACTACGCCCAGCAAGTCCTCATGGAGCGAGTGGGAAGTCCGCGACGAGGGTATCGAGAGCGGCGCGAAGGTCATCGTGAAAAAGGCATCGGAGGACGATTTCGATGATGTCTGGGAGTAGGGAGTTCGAGAGGGTTAGACGATTTTGGCTAACCCGTCTAGCCAACCCGTCTAGGGGGGTGGTCAAAACGCAAAACGACCAACCGTCTAGGGGGGTGGTCAAAAGGGGGTGGTCGCCTTTTATATATACATATAAAAGGTGTGACCACCCTAGCCAGGGGGCTGGTTGCGGCGGCGGCAGCGCACCGCCGCGCTGCCAACGCTGGCGCGCAGCGTACCAACCAGCGCACCCCGGCCACGGGCTTCCCCCGCGAAAAATCGTCTAATAGAAAAACATTATTCGAGAATGGAGATAAAGATATGGCAAGGCAGATTCACGTCTACGGGACGCTGACCAAGGTGCAGGTCGATTCCAAGAAGCACGTCGTCACTTTCGACATCGACCCCGACTTCTGGGAGAAGACGAGCGAGCTGGTGGAGCTTACGGGCGAGGACATGATGGTGGACTTCTGGCCGAGCGAGAGGGGCGAGTGATGGCGAAACGAGACCCGATGCACTTCTTCATGCCGATGCAGGTGCCGACCGCCACGCAGCAGGAGAAGAAGCTGGGAGTGAGAAACGGAAGGCCGTACACGTACCCGTCGGAGAAGTGGGAGAGGGCGCGGGACGAGTTGAAGAGCAGGCTCGAATCCCACAGGCCGCAAGAGCCCATCGCGAAAGGCGTGCCCGTGGTGCTCACGGTGACGTGGTGCTTCCCGACGAAGGGACATGCGGACGGCACTCCGCACGTGGGCAAGCCCGACACAGACAATCTCGACAAGGGGTTGAAGGACATCATGACCGAGCTGGGGTGGTGGGCGGACGACGCCCAGGTGTTTAGCGAGCACATCACCAAGATCCACTCGCGGTACGAGGGAGTGCGAATCGACATCGAGTGCGTGGAGGGAGAGTGACATGGCGTATTCGAGCGCGAAAGACCCGCTGCTGAGCGCGGCGCACTTCACCGGCAAGGCCGCGATGGAGAAAGCCAGGGCCGGCTTCGAGGGGAGAACGCACACGTGCGGCGAGTGCGGCAACTACGTGGAGAGCCCGTTCACGGAGGGAAACGGCATATGCGTGCTCGAGAACTCCGAGGGGCGCGTGAGCCAGATCGAGTTCACGCAAAAGAGCACGAGATGCTTTACGGGCAGGTTCGAGAGGAGCGACGATGAGTAACGCGGTGCTCAACGGAATCGCCGGAGGCGTGCTCTCGCTCGGCGGCGTGCTCATCCTGCTGGTGATCGTCAAGGTTGCCGTCGACCTGTTCTGCCACAGGCGGTGGTTCTAGTGCTGGCGCACAGGGACTTGGGCGGCGGCAGGTTCGCCCTCGGGGACGCCCACGGGGATTTCATCGAGGCGGAGGAGATCACGCAGGCCGACCGCGACGCGGCGAGGCGCGAGCTGGAAAAGCGCGAGCACCAGATGGCCGCGAGGAGGACGAACGCGAAGCGCCGTGCGCCCGTGATGGGAGTGTACGTGAGCTCGAAGGTGACGAGAAGCGGCCTGAAAATGCTCATGGAGCGCGGTTTCTCCAAGACCGAGCTGTGCGAGCTGCTGCCGATGGCGTCCAAGCGGTTCTACGACATCCTCAACGGCAAGCAGCTGAGGGTGCGTCAGGGGACGCAGGACAACGTGGAGAAGCTGCTTCTGGCGTCGATGCGCGGCGAGATAGAGCCGAGGAACAAGACGAAGCGCTCAAATCGATTCTAAGGCGTTTCGTGCGAGAGAACGAGTAAGGACTGGGGTAGCCGTCCGAAAACCGCTCAGGCGGTGAAATAAGCGGCAATCCAAGGATTCTAAGGAGGTTGAGATGACAGATTACGAGGAAATGCGCGAGAGGCTGATGCGCAAGACCGTGAAGGAGCTGAGAGCGCTCGCGAGAGCCGAGGGCATATCGCTGGGCTACGACGCGAGCCGCAAGGAGACGTGCGTCGAGGCCATCGTGAGCAACCGGCGCTATCGTGAGCTGGAAGGTGTACATTGTGTACACCACGATGGGAGCGGACGATGATGAACGAGAGCATCTACGACGACACCGACGAGATGCGCGAGCTTCGCGCGAAGTTGCGAGCCGACCACGAGGCCGAGCTGGAACGCATGTGGGAGCTGGCCGCTGACGACGAGACCGACGACGAGACCGACGCCGAGACCGACGCCAGCGGAGTGGACACCCGCGAGAAGCTGGAAGCTGACGTGCGGAGTTCGATCGGGTTCACGACGAAAGACGTTATTGGATGGCTCGACCGCCAAGCCGCCATCACCACACGCGAGTGCACCAAGGCCTACGAGGACGGATGCGAGGCGTGCCGCGCCGCGCAGAAGCGCAAGATTGCAGAGCTGGAAGCCGACCTTAACACCGCGGTGATGGACAACGATAGCCTGCGCGCCGAGAACGCCGAGCTGCGCGACAAGCTCGGCATGCTCAAGCCGGCCGTGGAGAGGGCCGAGGCCGAGCGCAAGGACGGCTATATGCGTCTCCCCATGGACGCGGACGGCGAGCCGATACACATCG